GATCCTCCTCCCATTTCTTTCATAGGCACATACGAACCAATTACTTCATAAACATGGTTTGTAACAAGCATAGGCACGCCTATTTTTGCTAGCTTCAATGTAAGTACTCTAAACGTACCTTTGATAAGTTGAGACTTCGTCATGTCCCGTACATCTTTACCTTCAGTACTATCAGCTAATTCTTTTTCAGTAGATAGTAAACCTAAACTATCAACAATAAATATCATAGGAGGCCTTGACTCTTCAGGCGTCTTCTCATACATATCAATCGTTCTCAATGCATGCGTTCTAAATTTTTGGATTGTATCTGGTTCTGAAATAATCACACGTGATGTATCAATACCACGTTCTTCCATCATCTTTTTAGTGACAGCAGCTTCCGTATCATAATATACAACACCACCTGTTGGATTATCTTCTAAGAATTGTTTTGCAATCCCTAAGACAAAAAACGTCTTACCTGTCGCAGTTTCTCCTGCAAACGCTGTAACTTTATTGTTAGGTACACCACCATATATTGAGCCTGAAAGAACGGCATTTAGCATATAACTCCCTGTGTCAATAGTACCACTATACTCAGCAGCACCTAGACCATCGCCCATGATGTTGGTATCTTCATCTTTTAAATCATCAACCAAATTACGAAAAAAATCACTCATATCAATAATAACTTCCTTTCACAGTTTCCACCCCACTCGGTATTCTCAAACCAATCAGCATCCCCTTTATTCAAAAAGCGAACAGTCACTTTAAAATCATAATCCTTCAAACAAGCAATTGACCACGTGTCGGACGCGTGAAAGTCAATATCTTCTATTATACTAGAAATCTTGTTATAGTCAACAGTCCAGTTTGTAATAAAGATCTCACCATGTTTTTTACCTAAGAAATAATCAGCATTATCACATAATCGAAAAACCCGTATCTCGCCATTACGTAATGTGGTCATATCTAACTTTTGTATAATATGGTCAACTTGTCCCTAAATTGTTCTACTTTATTATGGCGATCTGGCCAATAAATATATTCCTTTTCAGGATTTTTCTGTAGGTTGTTTAGCAGCGGTATCATCGCATTGTACATTGTATCCATTTTGTTTTGCATTTCTTTAGTATCTGTAGAAGCTGCTGCAACCTGTTGTGAAGCGACTGTTACAGCTTCTAGCTCAGTTTCGTCAACTGCCGTAAACCCAAAATCAAAATCCTGTAAATTGATTTCGTCTTTTGCCAAGTTAATTCTCCTATTTCCAGAAATCTTCGAGCGTTAATCTTTTTTCTGTTCTCCAGCCAATAGACTCTGCAATAGTTTTCATTGGCTCAAGAAACGCTTTTTCAAATTGTTTATTGTAGTCTATATATTTATCGAGACCGAGTTGTTTAGGTAGCGTATTTAGAATAGAAATTACATTATCTCTAACCGGATTAGGCAATTTAAGATAACAAAATTTAATCTTATCTCCATTATGTATACGAGTGTATTTGTTCTCGATATCTAATTCCATTATTTTATTATTAAATACAATTGCTCCTCTAACATGAATAGGAGTTCCTTTTTTTGCAATACGGTAAGGTCCCATTGGATCTCTAGGATCCTCATACTTGGTCAAGCCGTAATCTGAATTTATTCCACGAGGAAAAGCAATATCTTCAAATGACATTTTATAAAATTTAGATTTAAAATCTTCAACAAAGTTTATAAAAGCATCTTCATTCTCGTTCAGCATAACTCTTAGTAAAGAATTAATCGCCTGTCTACACGTAGCTGGTGTCGACGATCTTACAGATTCAATTCCCATTACCTTTAATCGAGGCTTTTTATATCTTACACCTTCATCGTCATATACATTGAGAACGTAATGCTTTTTAGCAGTCCATACGGCTGCATCAGCAATCACCTCTCGTTTCATTATCATTTTCTGATCGAAAGCATTAACATTTTCAGCAAGAATTTGATAACAACTATCGATAAGCGGTTCCAGTTTTTCCTGAACAACTGTGTCCAAAAAGGATATAATTGTATCTTTTGAAGGATTATCTCTCTCTTGAAACTCTTTGTTAACAAGTCCGTCAAGAGTAATGTACATCGAATCTGTATCGATCGCAACCACATAATCAATCTCTTTCGTTTGCAATGCATCGTTTAAATATTTATTCATATGTTTTTCAATCCAACGGATTGATAACTGCCCTGACATGGTAATTGCTTCTGCATGTTCTAGCTTAAACCATCTAAAATAAGGATTAGCCAGCGCTCCATAAGCACTATTCAGTTGAATTTTTTTAGCTAGCTGCATATTATTGCACTTTGCTATTTCATATTCTAATTCTTTAGAAGGAGTTTTTTCATATTGTTTCCGAGCTTTAATCATCTTGTTCTTCCAAACCAAACGATCGTTATAAGTTCGTTCCATCAATGTAGGAAGGAACCCCTTAAAATCTTTTGTATACATTGCACCAGAACCACATATAGTACAATCATCTGGATTGTCAATGTTATTATAAGCTCCACCAACAATATCTTCAACTGATGTTTTTTGTGAGTGTATCCCTTTGTATGTTTCTGGTGAAATATTATATTGCATTATTAAATGAGGATACAGGCTATTTAAATCAAACGACACAACCCATTTTTGAAACCCCTTGATCGGATCTTTAACATATCCACCAACATTTTGTCTTTCTTTCTTTGTATCTGATACTTTAGGAACAACAATATTTTTCTTAATTAAATAATTATGGATCATAACATCCCAAAGCCGCACAGATGTAAATGCATCATTAATATTGACTTTAGCATCATACGCAATAGCATACATTAACTCGAGTAATTTCATCTTATCATCGAGACGCTTAACAAGATCAACATCTTTGATATTATACTCAATAAATTTTTGAAAATTATTTTTGTACAATCCCATTAGACCATCATACTCACTATAATCTAATTTTTTTCACCTAATTCTACATGAGATATATTATCTAATGAATAACTTTCTTGTTGTGTGTAAGTAAACTTTTTATATGCTGCTAGATAATCAATGCAATTTATTCCTATTATGTCCCAGCCTTCACGACTAGTCATAGCACCAAGTCTACTATTCTTGTCTAATAATCCCCAAGGAGAAAGACGTTTAGCAACATTACTATAACTCTGTCTAGGCTGCTGTTGTATTTGACCAAACAATCTATTCATTCTATTGATTACATATGGTATATCAAAATTTTCAACATTCCAACCAGTGACAACGTCTATTTCCATCTTACTCCACACATCAACAAATCTTTTGAGTAAGTGTTTTTCATCCTTACACTTAAAATAGATATGATTTGAATTTTTAGATACAAAATCACCACAACCAAATGTAGCTACGGTGTTACCAGATTGTAATGAAATTGCTGTTATTGGTTTGGTTGCATATTCAACACTAGGAAATCCTTCATCAGCTGCAACCTCAATATCAATAACAGCAACATTAATTAATGATGCATCATATTTAACTTCATCGGGCCAATGCTCCTGAAGATAATTATAATAAATGTAGTGCCAAGACCTAGCAGTCTGAAGTCCATACATATTAAATCCATGGACGTCTTGATACTTATCTCGATATCTCATAATTTGTTTAAGATGTTCAAAATCAATACGTTTGACGACTTTACCACCAACTGTACGATATTTACCAGCACCGGTGGTATCATCAACATACAAATGAGGGTGGATGGGAATACGATTTTTGAATCGCTTCCCATCCTGGTAACCTATCATAATTAGATCATCACGATCTATGCTGATATTTGTCCAAAAATAACTCATATTATAACATAGCCTATATTTGGAATCAGGTCAACATTTTTATTAAAATCTGAATTCTTGCTCAAGAAATAACACAGCAGAATTAGAACTACCATCAATACCAAATTTAATTACGTTACCATTTATTTGTTTATATTTTCCAAATACTCTAAACTTGCCCTGATCATCATTATAATAATCAAAATCTGCTATGTCCAGATATAATCGATAGCCAGCAGACCACCCAGGTAAAGTACTATATCCATCTACAGCTATCGCTGGTGTACACATAATCATCCCTATCAATATAGCAATAACCCCTACCATTCTTTTCATTATATACTCCCTCTATTCCATAAAAATAACACTAACAGTGCGCACTTTTCTCATACGTTGCACTAATCTTTCTGCTCTATTAGTTACTTGTCGATACCATAAACTATCAACCATCTCATCAGCTGCCTTATTCCAGTCTTCGGTATCAACCCCCCGCTTCATCTGTTTGAACTTACTGAGCCTTATGTACCCCAGGTTAAACATCATGTTTGCAATGATTAATTGTGCTTCTTCAGGTAAGCGATCGAAGTCATTATATAAACTATGACAATCTCTAATCACAGATAATACATCGGCCTCGAATACTTCTTGGACTCTGTGTGCCGAGACTTCTTCGCCGACCGACATACCATATTCATCATCTTCAAAAGTAATAAGATGACCGATACCAAAAGTAGGGCACCCGAGATGATCAAGGTAAACTTCATATTTGACTCCTTCGTCAACTTCTATTTCTGCTCTAAGCTCAGATAAATTCATTATTATTCTCCATAGTAATATCGAACGCTTGTAATAAACAATATCCCCCATAATGTCTCAGTTGTTTGATTGTTAACTATACGACCTACTCTGGCTAATCCTAATGATCGTTTACTTTCTTCTTGAGGCATACTATCTTCGTTTCTATTTAACCATTCCTGAAACGGCTGACTAATACCTGAGCCTTTAGCCAATCTAATATGGAAGTCCCCAGAATAAGTATGTTGTGGTAATATATTATCCTGGCCAGTAATTTCATCCCCATCTTTAAATACATCCCATAGTGTTTTTCCTATGTGTGTATAATTCAAACAAACATCACCAGGATTAAAACTCATTGTAAATTGCTCATAATGTTCATCTTCTAATTCATATTCTTTTCTATCAGTCATTGAAACAACTATACGGGGTTGTCCTTCCCACTTAAATGATTCGAGTCTATGAATAAGATTATTATACTCATTAATTGCATGTTGTACATTCCATGGAGCATTTTTAAATAAATCATTATCTTTTCTTCGTATGTTTTCAAAATATTTATGAAGAATATTTAATCTTCGTTGGTCGATTTGTTTACTATAATCAAAGTCAATGTACCCCGGAACCCATTCCTTAATTACCTTAGAACACTGTTGCAATTCAACAACAATTTTTTCTTCTGTCCATATATTATTTAAATTATATATTCTATTTGGTTCGCGGACAACACCACCTCTATCAATATTCTCTTTTAGTTCCTTTGCCCAACAAAAACCTAAATCATTATCGTTTGGCTTTATAGTAACTGTTCTTTTTTCCCCGTCGATATGGCTAAATAAAACTTCAAATATTATCATTTATAAATGTCTCCATAAAAAAGGCCCCATATTATATAGGGCCTTTTTAAAAAACATTATATAGTTACTCCGATAGGAATTCTTTGGCTTTTCCTACAACAGTTTCTGCAGTGCCTGTACCAATTTTAATTTTCTTTGGTTTTAATTCCTCTGGAATAATTTTTTCCAAATGAATGGTGAGGAGCCCATCTTTGATACTAGCCCCCGTTGGTTCCGTGTAGTCCTCGAGATGGAAGAGTCTTCGGAAGCTCCTATTAGCGATACCTTTGTAGAGGTAATTATCGGTTTCTTTGTCTTCCTTTTTCCCTTGGATCGTGAGAGAGCTATCTTTATATTCGACATCCAATTCCTCCTCGGCGAAACCTGCTACAGCAATTTCAATATCAAATTTACCATCACTATGACGGTTGATATTATAAGGTGGATAGGAGTTAGTCGCACCCATGTTTTCCTGAGCGATATGATTTAATCGCTCGAAGATTCGTTCGAACCCTATTGTGCGTGAAAAAAATGGATCGAAATTAAACGGTGAGATCATGTTCATAATACTTCTCCTTAATTAAGCGAGTTATGTTAAGACGTCCCCTAAAGCAACGTCTGTACTATTTATAATATAAGCATTGTTCCTTATAAAGTCAACGCTCTTTTTATGTTTGGTGGAAAATAATTTGGCCCCTTTAGCACCTTACCATCCTCCCTGTAGATAGGGTTACCATCTTCATCAAATTTACTCATGTTTGACGAATGGACATTATTAAATGCTACGTCTAAATTAATCCCAAACGCATGCCCTGCCCCATAAACAACATATAACAAATCTGTTAAGGCATCAGCAACCTCAACAAGATTCCAATCATCTATTGCATCCTTTAACTCTCTACATTCTTCATCAATCAGATCAAGCCTAAGACCTATTGTTTTATCATCAGGAAATCCAGACTTCTCTGGCTGTTCCTGTCCCATTACTTCCATAAAAATAGAAACTTTTTGAAAATTAGACATGAATTTCCCATACATTATTATTACCTTTCATCAAAATCATCATATAAAGTATATTCAGCAGTTAATTCTTCACCTGCTTTAATATCTTTAATTGACATAAGATATACGACAGGTAATTGATGCCAGAATCCTTTCACGGATTTACAATTTGGATTGTCAGAATGATTATAAAATGCACCTAAAGCTGTTCTTATATAACCATGTGGGAAATTTTTATTGTCAATATGTACAATTCCAAATATTATATCTGCTTTAAACTGTTTTGTAGCAAATAATCCTAACCCTTGAACATAAGATTCTTTAATTGTTAGCCCTTCAGGTAATGGTTTGTACATTGTCCCATAACGATCATGCTATCTCTTCCTTCCAATATTATACTTTGCTACCAAATTCCATTCTTCTTTTTCTTTATGAGCAATAATTTTTATTTGACTCAACGGAGCAATGTATTCGGTTGTTGAATTTGGGTCAACAATCTCAACTAACCCCCACTCTGCTAATAAATTTGATATTGTATTTCTTCTACCTTTATCTTCATCACTAAAATCAGTTGGCTTGCCATCAAGAGCAAAGAGCTCCTTGAAATGTACAATGTAATACTTACCTTGTTTGTGGAGAATATGACAGCTTTGATACAGCGTTTTATCTTTACGGGAAGCGACTCCAATGCGAGTAAGTGTTTCTCTTACTTTAAGGAAATCTTCTTGCTCCTTTAATGTCACTTCAATCATTGACTTGATCAGTTCCGTAATCATTTTTTATTCCCCTAGTAACTTTATTAGTTATCTGTTCTAGTTGCTTTGGGGTTAGGACATTTAGAGCTTGTAAAGCTTTATTTGTTGAGTAATTAAAATATAATCTAACAATCTCCAAATCATCACTATCCGTAGCCTTCACCCATTTCGCATATCTTTTCTTGGGCCTAACACTATTTAGCAGATAATCGTATTGGAGCTTATTATCTACATGCGAATATTGATTAATCTCATTACTGTAAAATAATGTATCAGTAAAGTATGATAAGGTTTTATTAGTTAAAAATGGAACATAACCAGCCTCAGCCAACTCATCGTTGTCTGTTCCTTCCATTAAATTTTTCTTACTATAGTTAATTGAATTTACATAATCAAAAGGTTTCATTTCCACTCACACTCAGCCATAAGCTGTGTCAAACACGCAACCATATTAACTTCTTGATCTGCAACAAAAGCACTCTTATATTGATAATCTGCTATAGTTAATACCAGTTGAGGAACAGACCCTTTCTCCATTAGTCCATTAGCCTCATCATATATACGACGAAACAATACAACAGGTTCATTATCTAAATTAGATGCAACCCACTTTCTCATCTCAGTAAAGTTCTTTTCTTTTAAATGATTAATTAATCTTTTAAAATTTTCATCAGTTAAATTACTGAGAATGCCACTATCAATACGACCAGTTGCACTATACCTTTGAAGTTCATTTAATACTCTTCTCCAATCAGGAAAGAACTTCATTATTAATTCAACAACTACCTTTTCATCATGCTCAATTTGTTCTTGTTTTAAAATCTTCTGTACTCTTTGAAGAAACTTAACTGCTAATGCTGGACCAGCCTTTCCGTTAATTTTAAAATCAATAACACTACAACGAGAATGAAGAGGCTGTATAATTCTATTCTTAAAATTGCAAGTTAAAATAAAACCACAATTCCTACTGAACTCTTCCATGAAATTTCTAAGAGCTGGTTGTGTACTATTAGGATTTAAATAGTCAGCCTCATCCAATATAACATACTTTCTTCCACCAGCTAAGCTAACAGAAGATGCAAATTGCATTATATCATTTCTAAGCGTATCAATATTACCAGATAAACTACCGTTAATTAAAATGTAATCACACTCTACTTGTTCAAGCATAGCTCTAGCAACAGTAGTCTTCCCTACACCAGATCCTCCTGAAAGAATTAAATTTGGTATGTTCTTGTTATCAACAAAGTCTTGAAACGTAACCTGTAATTCTGTTGGAAGTATCGTATCCTCTACACTCTTAGGACGATACTTCTCAACCCATAAAAATTCATCATGCATAATTTAATCACCAAATGTTGAATTTGCTTCGGCTGCGATCCAATAAATTAACCCTGGCCTACTATCTGAAAGACATGTAAACTGAGATATATGTGATTGTATTTTTAAATTATAATCATACGGCATCATCTTAAAATTTTCTGTTTTGAATATAATCTTAAAGGTTGTTTCGTCAGTCCAGTCTCGAAGTTCTTGTTTGTAATCATCCGATGATGGATTTCTACTATCCAATGCCTGTAGATATACTACTGAGCCATCGCACATCAGAGCGACTTCTGGTAACTGCATTACTGCTGCTGCTTTTAACACCGCTGTAATTTTAGCGCCAGGTATATCTAAATCAATATCTGGTTTATCAATCGTGAGGTTCTTATCAGTAGGAGGAGTAAGAATCATAGAAGGATCTGCAAACGTATAATTAACAGTCTGTGCCACCCCTTTAATAATTACCTGAGTTTCAGTAAATTCAAATTCAGGTTTCTCAAATAAACTAATTACACCTAGAAACCTACTCAGATCATAAATTGCACCAGTCGTTGGAAAGCTATCTTTAATCTTTGCTTTTGCTAAAATAACTTTTGATGGTGCAATTGTCTGTAACTGATTACCAGGACTAAATGCAATTGATGGATTAATCATTGCAAAGTTTTTCAATATAGTAATAGTATCATTATGTAGTTGCATTCTTTTTCCTCTTCTTCTTCTTAGCTAACTTCTTAGCTGTATCTTGTTCAAACGGTTCCGTTGCTGTAGTGATAGGAGCATTGTAATCTTTCATAACAACCTTAGAACTTTCTAATGGACCTGCAATATGCGCATCCCTATTGCCTACCTTACTAGCATCAGCAGTAGCAGATGCTTGAATTTGTGCAAGGTCAGTTAAGCTACCTCCGTACACGTGTGTACCAACATGCTGTAACTGCATCCATGGACATAACCATACTTTCAATCCAGCCTTACGTGCCCACTGACAGAACATATAATCTTCTGATAGATAACGACGTGTCTCGGGATCAATAAGAGCTTGGAAGTACATCATTATCTCTCTACTACCATCGAACTCTTTAGTACGAACATGATCTGGTTTATAGCTAAACCCACCAGGACTAAATTTACTATCTTCCCAATAAGCATCTTTATACTTTTGTAATACATTTTTAGTAAACATCATAAACCCAGTGCCGCCTTCTAGCACTTCAGCGGGTTCATCGAGCTTAATTTTATCAGTACCTGGGACAGGATTAAATACATAGTCTCCTACATATTTGTCTAGGTTCGTAGGATCTTCGTCTGCTTTTCCTTGATTAACTGCCGCAACAATCTTCTCCCACGCAATGCATTTCTTAGGATAAGGAGCACAAAGAATATCATGCTTTTGAGGTTCTTCTTCATGGTCCATTAATGCCATCATAGAGATAACATCTCTAGCATCAAAACCAATATCACTATCAATGAATATCATATGAGTAGACTCACTTCTCATAAACTCATCAGTACAATAGTTACGAGCTCTGGTAATCAAACTCTCATTAAACAAATAATAAAACTTAACTTCTATACCATAGTGCATGCACAGGGCTGCTAAATCATTTGTTGATCTCGTATACATACCATGACATACACCACCATACATTGGTGTTGCAACGAATAGTTTTCTTTTTTTTAATTGATCAATTTCAATTCTAATTTCCATCCGTTACATCCTCTGAAGTAAAATAAGCTAGCAACACAATATAATGAACAGCTTTCAATAGATCCTTTCTATTGTGACCGCCCTTCTTACCGTATCTCATAAGGTATTTAATAGCAGTATCACGACATGTAGTATCAACACTACCTAGTGTTTGCCAGACATCTATAGTCTGTATTTCTTTATTACCAACGTAGTGTTGGTTATATGTTTTCTCGATATAATCAACAACTTCTTTGAGAAACTTTGGTTCCTCATATTTAAATGACATTATATTCACCATCATACATACGAACTGTTTCGGCTTCAACAAAAATGAATTGAGCTATACGTGCTCCTTTTTCAATTGTTGCAGGTCCACATCTAACATGCATTACTCCACCAATGTAATTTTCAAACCCACTATCATACAATCCAGATGTAATAAAAATACCATTGCGGTTTAATGTCGATCTTGCAATCAACCAACCAGCATACCCATTTGGCATTACGACATAATGTTCTGTCTCAAATTGATAAGAACAATCCTTTTGTAATTGAAATTGATTTGTTAGGTCTAATTGCAATTCAGTTGTTGAACGATGACGTTTGTCCTTCTGAGAAAGATAAAATTCATCGTCATTAATTTTCCACACCCGCGAAAGTTTTAAATCAACAGCATTGGGTTGAATACATTCCTTATCAAGGACTGCGTTATCAATGTATGGAGTCAGTCCGATATTCTTTAGCATGTTCACCCTCACATAATTTATCTATATAATTCAAGTTAAATTCAGCAGCTTCAGTATCTCCCGAATGCGCTCTGAAGTCAACTTCTTTTTCAAATTTTCCATTAACAGAACCAGTAGGGCTACTATCAAACCTAACCCCATTAAGACCATACCATACAGCAGCACTACTATCCCAAGTGCTAATATGACGAGCATAACCAGTATGTTGCATAAGTTCGATTTCATTTGGCCCATCTACCATCCCTAGAAAATGTATCTTCTTCTTATTATCTATAATCTGATCAAGTATACCTCGCCGATCTAATTCAAGTACGAACTTCATTCTCGAAAGATATCTTTGCAGTTTGTTTTTTTGTTCAACACTATATGCGTTTGGAATGTTAAGAATACTAAACCCAATATAATCTACCAGTGGTGATTGTGCTGCCCATGCAAATGATGATATAAGTCCTTCAAGGTCACCTATCTTAGCTTGGGGACAAAAGAATGTACCAAAACCATTCTCTCTAAAGAGAGGTGCTAATTCTTCAGCTGCTTTAATAGTTACAGATGGATCTTGATCAGGATAATCAGACATCACTATATAATCAGCACTAACCTTTTTACCTATCACAATTAATCTATCCGCTGGATACATAGGCTTGTCCTGTTTATACATTTCAAATGCAGAGTTATCAAGTATTTTCATACCGGTATACGTTCTATAAAATTTTGTATATCTCTGATCAACAATTGGATCCTGATTGATAAGATGAGCTAATAATAATTGTGCACGATAACAAGGTGCCCACTTATCAAGAAATTCAATAGGCATAATATGACAAAAGTCAATCACTAATGTACCCCACTATTGGTTGCTTGATATGTACAAATAGCTCCGTTCTCACCATCTTCGCTTACCGTTATTATAAAAGCGCGATGAGGATATTTTTTGTAAATATACACAGCTAAATCATCAGCCATCATCTCACAAGACTTATAATCTAACTCCAAAGTTCCTTCTGAATATAGTCTCTCTATCTCTCTTTTAAATAAAATAAATTCAATCTCCCTATCGTCATGGAACACATCGATCTCAACACGAAAATGAAACATATGTCGATGAGGATGTTTTAAAAACTCAACACCTTCTGGTGCATCAGGATATTGATGTATACCTTCCTTTCGAAAAGTTACAAATATTCTTTTCTTACCTAACTCCATTGTCTTTTCATACCTTTTTTCAGTTGACATGTCAATTGAATTTTTTTCAACAGTATCAAACATTAACTCATCCTCGCCAGGTTTAAAAACTCTCGTCTAATATCAGAATTATCCTCTGCGAACACACCACCAACGCTAAGAGTCACTGTCGTACTTCCAACGTCTTGAATCCCTCTAGTTTTTACACAAAAATGTGTAGCATCAATGAACACAGCAACGTCACTTGTCTCAGCAACATATGACATCGCAGCTTTAATTTGTTCTGTTAGTCTTTCTTGTACTTGTGGTCTCTTACTAAAATACTCAACAATTCTATTCATCTTAGATAAACCTAGAATTTTTTCTCTAGGAATGTATGCCACTGTAGCCTTACCATCAATAGGTACAAAATGATGCTCGCATGTTGAGCTAACACGAATACCCTTTTCAAGGACAAACGATCCATGTACATCGACTTGCTTTAATGAATTTCTAATTGCTGTGCATTTAGGAAAGTGATGATAATCCATGCCCCAAAATATTTCATTGAGATACATTTTAGCTAAACGCTTAGGAGACTCCTTTAATGAATCATCCATTAGATCCAACCCTAAAACTCTCATAATATTTTCGAAACTTTCTTCCAGCAACTCAAGCCTCTCGTCTGTTGGACGCTCTGGAGTTATCATAGGTGTTTCTATACCTAACGAAACAAGATGGTCGTGTACTTCCCAACCTAATACTTTATCATTTTTACTCTGTGGATGCATTCTGCTCTTCACCTTTCTTATCATTTAAATCATTTGCGCAGATAATTCCACCAGATCTAGTCTCCCAAGGGAAAGCGACCCATTTTTTATTATCTAACATTGTTGCAGCAAAGTCAACTACAAATTTCGATGACGTTCTTTGTACTAAAGAAACGATCTTCACTCTCTTTCTCATTGGAACATCACCGAGATTATTTTTTTCCCACCACTTCATTATATCAGTAAATGTTTTCCCAGTATCATTAATATCATCAACCAACAACACATTTCTTTCACTAAAAAATGCTGGTGGCACATATGAAAATTTCCATTTATTTTTATGATGACCCTCTTGTCCATTATCTCTTGTTTGATAATGTATAGGGTAATGAGGAACTTCTAATGCATGAGAAAGATATACTCCTGGAACTAATCCTCCTCTATTAATAGAGACAACACAATCAGGGTCCCAAGGTGCAATTCCATACCGTGTATACCCCTTACGTTGTGGCTTAAGCCAGGTTATAATTCTATTTACATCCCTAAGAAAATTAGCATACGGATAATTAATTGTGCTCGTCAAATTCTCCATCTTCTCTGTGTCCCACTTTCATAGCCATGTTATTGTCAGTCTCTCTTACTTCTACCTTGCAACACCAAATACGTTTCGCTTCTTCTTTACCATAGTTTGGTAAAAAGATAGTATTAACATACTCATATAAAAATGTTGCAATACCTTCACAACCAGTCTTTTCTACTTCAGTTATTTTAGCAATGCCTAATTCACCAAGTTTAAGCATGTCTGTTCGATATGGATCATCCTGTGCTACTAAGAAGGTATGATCAAACCAATCTTCTAAAACATCTTTTAATGGTCTCAGGCCTCCAAAATCCATAACCCAATTACGAGCATCCAGAGTGTCCGCTTCAAATTCAAAATGAAAAGTCAATGCATACCCATGTATAACATTGCAATGTGAATCTGCTCTCCATTGCCTATAAGCTACAGGACCTAAGTGTCTATATGTTTTAGTTGATTTATATTTTGTCATATTTAAAATCCTGTCAATTTTCTGATTCCTGTTTTAGGATCTCTCCCTACTTCTTCATAAAGTTTCTCATCACGGAAATGATAATTACCAGAAATAGATATACGCAATTCTTCAGATGTACAACGCGTAGTAAAATGTGATAACCACGATGGAAATATAATAAACATTCCTGTCTTAGGAGTAAAATCTTTATTAATAGTTTTCGTTCCCCCTATCTGAGTTTGAAAAACTATCTTGCCACCAATATTTTCACCTTCTGGCATCTGTGGATAATAAACCCAAGACAAACCTAAGAAATCCCAATCCTTTTTATTTCTATGACTATGAAT